AATTCTTTAAATGGACAATCTGCTAAATTAAAATTATGTTCAAATTTTTCTCCTGTAACTGGATTTTGTATTTCAACTAAATATTCAGGACCATATGCTAAAATTCGAGAAGCAATCATGATACCATTTTTATCACCAAGTAATAAATCATCCGATTTAATACCTTCTGTTAAAATAAGTGAATCTAATAATACATCCAACACAACACCTTTTTTGATAAGATTCTGTGATGTAAGAATGTCTTCCTCTTTTGCTGTCATATATTTAATTTCAATTTTACCAGATGAAAGTGGATTGTCTTTTCCATATAGTTTACCACCACTCGGTAAATCAATTATCTCACTTGGAAATTTTTGTTTGTCTGCCATTTTATTCTCCTAAACATTTGTTGCTCTTCTATACCAACCTACCCAAAACCGTTCTTGTTCTGGTTTTTTGATAACTAAATTTGCAAATCTTAATACTCTATATGCTCTAACTCTATCAATACTTAACTTTTGTATTGCTGATAATGTCTTTGGACCAAATCCACCATCAACTTCAAGTTTATCTTTTCGTTTTGAATTAGCTGCTCTTTGTAACACTTTTACTGCTCCTCTTCTACCAAAATTAACACACATATCAAAATAAATATGTCTTAAATGTGGAGGAACTTCATCACATTTTGCTGGTATCCAATAATCTTGATGATATATCTTTTTAGCTTGTTCTTTTGTTAGATTTTTTATATCAACACTTGGATAAAACTTCTTTGTTATTCCATATTTTGTTTCACCACCTCTGTCATGTGGGTCATCTACATAACCACCTTCGTGTTCTAATATAACTTCTATTATTTCATTAAATGTTTCCATATAACCTCTATAACTCTATTCATATATAAATATATACAAAATGAAAAAAACCATCGTATTTTTCAACGATGGCTTTTTACTATAATAATATGTATAATAATATTAAAACTGAAGTACTGCGTAATCATAACGCAAAGTAACAGTAGTTTCTACAGGATCATTCGTAGAAAAATCCAATGAACCAAAGTCAGCATTAGTTATCCAAGTTCCCTTCAATGTCCATTCTTCAACAATATCACCAACTGGTCCTAATACCTGAATATTACATTCTTTTTTGTAAAAATCAGAATATCCATCACGACCAGTTACTGATTCATGTGATAATCTAATCCATTCCATAACTGCCTGAGCTGATGATGGAACAATTGGATCATATAAAGTTATATCTAATGGATCCCAAGTTCCTTTACCCTTAACAAACCGTTTCACATTCAAATGGTTAAGTTCAACCTCTTCAAATGTAATTTTTGGTCTTCCTGTTGTTTTAACTAAATATGATGGAATACCATCAACAGAAAACACAAATCTGTTTTGCAACTTCGGTTCAAAAGGTGTAAACATTATATCATTAGCTTCTAATAATTCAGCCATTTCAATTCTCCAATTTATCTATTTAAAAAATCATAATCTTTTTCATATATAAATATAAAAGAACAACAAAAAACCATCAAATAAATGATGGTTTTTCGTATATACCCATAATGTATATATATTATTCAGGGAATGTAGCTCCTGTTGGCTGAACTGTGAAATCCAATACAATAAACTCTGCAGTTCGTGTCGGTTGAACAAATATCTGACCAAATAAGATATTTCTATCAATTGTGTCTGGAGTATTATTTGTTTCATCCATTACAACTCTAAAAGCAGTTAATCCCGAATTAGACTGAACTTGTTCCATAAATGGATTAACAATATTCAAGAATCTTCGTCTTGTTGCCGCTGTATTTTGTTCAAATACCAAGAATCTTGATGTTGAAGCAATAAACTTTTTGAGTTTAATTAATAATCTTCTTACATTTACTCTATCAAGAGCTGATGCTTTCTTCTGTAGTGTCTTTTGGCCCCAAACAGTGATGCCCTGACCTGGGAAAGTTGCAATTGAATTAACATCTGAACTATATAATGTATCACGATTTGCATGTATTAATTTTCTTTCCACTTGAACTGCTGAATTGAGTATGCCACGATTTAACCCAGCCGGAGCGAACCAAGGATGAGCAACTCTGTCGTTGAATGCATATATGCCACCTACCACCGTTGATGGTGGGACCCATACACTTTTACCTAAATCTGCATCTCTAATTTGAACCCAAGGGTAGTACATAGCTGCATAACTTGAATCTCTAGCTGCAGCTTCATTTGTTGCTGATGATATAGATCCACCATAGTTAGTAGGATCGGCTATGACAAAACAATCACCTCTATCTTCACACATATCAATTGCTTTACCAATCAATGTAGAACCACCAGTTCCAGCATCTGTAACTCCAGGCATCATCAATAGATTTATATCATATTCATCTTGATTACCTAACAAGTTAATAGCATCTTCATAAGATGTTTTACCACTAGCAGCAACATTTAAATTAAGTCCTTGTGAATTGGTATCAGCTATGTTGTCATAAAAATTCTTTGGATGTTGAACAGTTCCATCACTAGCTCCCGCAAAAGATCCACCTGATGAACCGCTACCATTTGCTGGTAACGAAGCAGAAGCAGCTCCACCGGCTCTAACATTACCATTTTCATCCAAATAATCTATAGTTTGTTCTATTGTTTCTACACGAACATATTGTGATTTATTTGGATAATCACCAGTAAGTTGTAAATAAGGATCAGTTGTTCCACTACCTTGTAATGAATAATATTGATCACCGATTATTTTACTAATATAATTACTAGCATTTTCATCCAATGTGATATTATTCCAAGTTTCTAAAGTTTGTTTTCTTTTTTCGGTATCATCACCTCTACGAATTAGAAGGGTAAAACTACCTTTTTTATTATTTCTAGTAGTTATTTCATATCTTAAATTATTTTTTGAACCTGATTTTAATATATTACCACTTCCTAAATTGTTATCACCACCACTATTTAAAATTTTGCCATCTGATAAAGTATGTAATTTAAATGGTGTTTTATATGTTACAGAATTTTGAGTAGATCCAAATTCTGTACCACCTTGTAGTTGATTTATTGATGTATATGCAACTATTGATGATGATATAAGATTTAATGTTCCACTTATTGCTGAAGCCCCTGGTATTTGTAATCCATCTAATCCGTGCATTCTACCAGCTTTACTGGATGATAACCAAACTATACCAGCAGCATTACTTGCTGAAATACTCAACCCATGTAATGAGGAACTATCTGCATTATTTATTACAGCTGCAAATTCTGCGGCTGTTGTGGTAACATTAGATTTGGAAACAACAAATATAGATGTAGAAGAATTGGCATCGACACCTGGATTCCAACCAGAGCCTGTATAAACAAAACTGATACCGCCAATACTCATTGAATGATGGAAGGTACTATCCGAACCAAAGTTTCCAGCTTCTACTGTAAAACTACCGGTGGCATATGTACCACCACCCACCGTAGAAGGATCAACTGAAGATGAAATTGTAGTTGACGCACCACCAAAACTGCCCGCAAGAACTCTGATAACAGTTAATTGTCCAGAATGTTTTAAATATTCCTTAGCAGTATGTGATGTTAAATACTGATAATAACTACTACCACTTTTAAAAGTATCTCCAAATTTAGCTTGATATTCAGAATATGATGTTACTACAGTTGGTATTCCAGCAGGACCTCTAACAGTTGGACCTATCAAAGCCGCTCCTATTTCACCGACAGCAGCTGGTAAAAATGTTTGATCTATTTCGTTTGTAAATACACCAGGACTTATAATTTTTACACTTGATGGCATTAAATTTCTCCTAATTGATTATGGGAAGCCAAGTGAATGACTTCCCATATCAGTTATTTATTCAGGGAATGTAGCTCCTGTTGGCTGAACTGTGAAATCCAATACAATAAATTCGGCTGTTCTTGTAGGTTGAACAAATATTTGACCATATAAGATGTTTCTATCTACAACATCTGCTGTGTTATTTGTATCATCCATCACAACTCGGAATGCAGTTAAACCACTGTTTGACTGAACTTGTTCCATAAATGGATTAACAATATTCAAGAATCTTCGTCTTGTAGAAGCATTATTCTGTTCAAATACAAGGAATCTTGAACTTGATGCAATGAACTTTTTAAGTTTAATCATTAATCGTCTTACATTCACTCTATCAAGTGCTGATGCTTTCTTCTGTAAAGTCTTTTGACCCCAAACAGTAACACCTTGTCCTGGGAATGTTGCAATTGGATTAACATTTGAATCATATAAAGTATCACGATTTGAATGTGTAAGTTTACGTTCAGCTTGGATTGCCATGTCAATACCACCACGATTTAAACCTGCTGGAGCAAACCATGGGTGAGCAACTTTATCGTTGAATGCATAAACTCCACCCATTACCGTTGATGGTGGCACCCATACATTTTTACCTGTATCTGAATCTGGAATTTGAATCCATGGATAATACATAGCCGCGTAATTTGAATCACGACCTTCAGCTTTAGTTGTTGCGGTTGTAAGTGCTTGACTATATAATCCTGGGTCAGCAATAACGAAACAATCACCTCTGTCTTCACACATATCAATTGCTTTTGTTATAAGTGCAGAACCTGCACCCGATGAATCATCTGTAACACCTGGCATTAGAACTAAATTAATATCATATTCGTCTTGATTTCCTAATATATTGATTGCATCTTCATAAGCATTTTTACCGTCATTAGGTGCATCTAAATCAAATCCTTGTACATTAGATTCTGCCATGTTATTATAGAATAAAGCTTGAGGAGAAGCAACACTATCTCCAACAAAATTACCAAGTCCGTCAAATCCTACATGTCCTACTGTACCACCTACAAATGAACCACTATTAATACCAGGAAGTGAAGCAGTAGCTGCACTAACTCTAATATTTCCATTTTCATCAAGATAATCAACTGTTTGTACTACATCTCCAACTCTAATATACTTTGATTTATTTGGATAATCACCAGTTAATGAAAGATATGGATCTGTTCCACCAGAACCATTAAGTGTCCAAACTTGACTTCCAATTATTTTTTCAATGTAATTACTTGAATTAGGATCAAGTGATACATTATTCCAAGTTTCTAATGTTGTTTTTCTTTTATGAGAATCATCACCACGTCTAATAAGAAGTGTGAATGTTCCTTTTTTTGGATTTTGTGTCGAAATTTCCCAACGTACATTATCTTTTGAACCAGAATTTGTAAGAACATTATTTGTTCCCAAACTTCCACCTTCAAATCCCTGTGAATGAGTACAATTATTCATAATAGCACCATCACCCAATGTATATAATTTAAATGATGCATTTGATGCACTCCAATTTGCTTCAGTTTGACTACCAGTATAATATGTTCCATCTGATGTTCCTTTTTGAACAGCTGAACTTGCTTTTGCAACAGATGAATCACCATTCGCTAATATTCTAACAACAGTCATTTTACCTGAATGTTTTAAATATTCTCTTGCTGTATGTGATGTTAAGTATTGATAATAACCTGAACCACTTTTGAATGTATCACCGAATATAGCTTGATATTCTGAATATGATGATACAACCGTAGGGATTCCAGCTGGACCCTTTACTGTCGGGCCAATCAATGCTGCCCCTATATCGCCTATAGCCGCTGGTAAGAATGTCTGATCAATTTCATTCGTAAACACACCAGGACTTATAATTTTTTCACTTGATGGCATTAAATTTCTCCTAAATATTTAGTTTGATTAATTTTCCACTATATCGTACGCATATAAGATATAAATATAGTTTATCATATATAAATATATGATACAAATCTGAAACAATTGTTTTTTTTTTTGTTAAATTTATTATGATTTATTTGATGTAAATACACCTGTAATTGGATCTAATGATCCATCACCATATTTATCTGTAACACTTTTCATAAATTCTTGTTCTTCTGTTTGAATTTCTGTAAATTTGTTTCTTAATTCCGATTCAACTCTATCAAATGATTCTATTTGTTGGTCAGTTTTTATTCGTGCTATTGATATTTGACCTAGTTTATTTTGAACATCAATATATGATTCTTGCAATTCTTGAAGTTTTTTAATTTCTTCTTCATTGAATTTTGTAGCTTCTTCATATTTTTCTGCTAATTTCGATTCTTCTGGCATCTATAACCTCCTGTTTATTTTTGTTATAACTATATATAAATATATATAAAATTATTTAAAAAATGATTTATTTTCCTACTTGTTTATCTGTTGCATCACCTTCAAATCCGAATATAACTTTTGATGGTGATAGTTTTCGTTGTAAATTTGATATTTTGTTTGTAACTACTGAATTTGTTTCTTCTGGTAAGAGATAAGCACTTGTTGTCATTGAAAATGTTGATTTAATAAATCTTTCTCCGGCTTGGTCCATCTCTGAAGCATCTGATATTGAATCTAAACTACATAAAAATTTATAATCGGTTGAATCACCCCAATAATTATTATTATGTTCAATAAGTGTTTCAACTAATGGATTCATTTGTTCTATAAAGTTTGTCCATAATACAAATTCATATGTAAGATTTACAAAATTTGGTAATGTTGTTACAAAACTTTCATATACTGGTTGTTTTCCGGTTTGAACTGAAAATCTATCATATCTATTAACTTTTGACCATTTTGATTGACGAACTACTTCAGCGTGTTCTCGTTTTACATCATGTTCAAACATAGGTAGTGTTTCATTTTTACTTATTTCAGTTCTCTTTAACATAATCAAAGGAAGAATAAGAGAACCATTTTTATCTCTCATTGCTCCTCTTTTCCTTACAGATTTCCATCGTTCTTCGTTACCATACATTACAGTTACTTTTACTTGTTCATTTGCTTCTTGAACTGTTGGTCGTATAACATTTTTTACATAATTCATTATTGATGTATCTACATCTTTTAATGTAATAGCATAATTCTTTGTAAAATCTAATCCTGGTGTATAAGTTTTACTACGATTACCATTTCCTGCAGTTATATTTCTTGTAGAAACTTGTTTTCCACGATTTATTTCACTTTTATTTACGACTTGTTTATTTGTAATTGGTTTGAC